CCCTATTAACAACTCCATTAAGAGTTTTGCCAAGACTTGCAACATTTTCTTCTAACGATCCACCAAATGTAGCGGCAAGGTTAGCAGCGGCTTGGACTAGATCCTTGGCTTGCTGATTAGTTGCTCCTAATGATTTAGCGATTGCAAGCTGACCAATGACAACTTCATCCCCAAATACTGAAGTCTTTTGAAGCTGTGAAGCAAAATCTGAAAAATCTTCTATCGCTTGCTGAGAAAATGAGCCAGTAACTCGGAGTGATTGAGCTAACCTGTTAAGTGCTGCCTCTTGTTCTGAAGCTGCTTTAATTGAATCCTTAATGAAGTCTGTTGTTGAACCGATTGCGCCAGAAAGTGCATTGAACCCTTTAAGAGCTAATCCACCGCCAAATGTTCCTAAAGCTGTTGAGATTGTATCTCCTAGCTTTTTAGATCCATTGGTTGCATCACTTAGGGCCTTAGAAAGATCGTTTACACCTACTTTTAGGTCAAACTCAAGTTTTTCTGCCATTACTCAGCCCGTCCTTGATCCAAGAAAAGATAAGCATTTCTGAAAAGCTTAAATCCCTTGGTGAGTAAGTAACACCTATTTCGATGGAGTTACTAAAATAACAAAACTTATTAACCAATCTTGAAACTTCTAAAATATCAGCAGCCGATTTCTCATCACCAATTAATTTAGAAAGCTCATCAATCTTTAAGCCATTCCTGAAAGCATTGATTGCATCAGGAATTAAGGCTTTTTTTGTAACGCTCCAGTAATATCATCAAAAATTTCTTGAGATATTTCTGAGAGAGGAAACATCATATTTTCTTTGTCGTTCAAAAGATCGTCATAATCTTTATAACCGCAGGCTGAATAATCTAGTAAGTGGCCAAGGTTCGCAATAAATTTAGCCTTAGCTTTAAAGAAACCTGATGAACCACTTACAGCTTCAATCATAGAAAGAAATTCATAACCTTCAACAATGTTAGGCATCCTGTATTTGAGAACACCTTTCCCAGTCTTCTTTTCTAACCACTTCAATCAATACCCCTTAAACGAAATTTAGGTAAACATCTTTTTGAGTTGATGTAACAAATCCCTTTAAAGTTATCTCAGCTTGAATGAAGCTGTCACCTGTTGTTGCGTAAGAAGAAACAGTACAATTCGCAAGGCAAACGTTGAAACATTTACCAGGAATCCAGTTTCCGCCTGTCTTAGGCCCAGCGTTGAGCATAGCAGAAATCCCACTATTCTTAAGAAGTGCATCTAGTAATGTTGCATCGTGCTTATTTAGAACTGCCGTAACAGACATTTCAACAGAGCGAGAAACAGCGATCTTTTCCTTAACTCCATTCTCTTCGCAAATACAGTCAACATCCTCAACCTCTTTAGAGATTGTTAAGCTAACCGATTGAGCGCAAACACAAACATTGTCTTCTTGATTACCAATGAAAAGCTCAGCACCCTTGATGATAATTGCATCAGCAGAATCATAAATAGGAGCGATCGGAGATGATAAATCTAGTTCGTTTGGAGATGTATAAGCTGTTTGGCCTAAAAGGTCAGAACCTACGTTATAACCAAGAACAGAACCGATTGATGAAGCAGCGTTAACTCCAGAATCCCAAAGAATTTCAAATACAGCGGATGTTGAAGTTCCTATTGTAAATGTACCATCACCCTTGTCATATTTAACTGAGTAAGTTTGACCTGGAGAAGCAACCATCATAGCAGCAGCTAAAGCGTCAGCTAGCTCAACAGGTGTCTTGTAAATCTTATCAGCTATAGAAGCCGCAAAAGTTCCATCGTCATCAGTGAAATCAATATAAGTTCCACCATCAGTATCGATTGGGTTAAAGAAGTATTTTGTTCCAGCGTAAGTAAATTCTACTTCACCAAAGCCGTTAGCATCAGCTGTAAGTGAAAGCTCAGTAACAGTATTACCAGCAGCCGCCTCGATTGCGTAACCGCTTCCAAGATATTTAGTTGCAGAAAATGTTGGATGACCTTGAGCAACTGGAAGATAAGTAACTGCTTTACCTAAATTTAAGCCGCTTGTAGAATTTGCAGCTTCAAAGTTAAGGATTAGATCATTACCAGAAATTTCTTTAATGTTTCTGATTTGGTATCCTGCACCGCTCTTAATTAAAAGAGCTTGACCAGGATAAAAGTTGGCTCCATTGGAAACTGTAACCTTCACTGAGTTTGAACCAGCAACAGAAGCGTATTCAGTAGGGTTAAAAGCTTTATCACCCATGATTGAAACATACATAAGACCTAGTTGAGGCTCTTGACCTTCGACTCCAGAATGTCTCAAGTAAGCTGAGTGAGAACCTTCAGAAGATTCTTTACCAACAAAAGATTTTGCTGATCCAATATCATTAAGAAGCTCATCACTTTCAAGCTGTTCAGCAGAAAATGAGAGGCTATTACCTGGACGAAGAGGTACGAATTGAGTTCCTGAGTCTGGCTTTACGTATTCGCCAGCTGTTACTTCTTCTTTAATTGCGAAGATTGTTGCACGTTGTAAACCGACAGCCATAATTACTCCTATTGAATTAACTCGCTAATTGTTATGTTAAATGTAATTTCACCGAAAAGATATTTTTTTTCACCAGTTGCAAGCTCCTGGATACCCGATATGCTTTCGATCTCGATTCTAGCAATATCAGGCTCAACCCCTAGCTCACTAGGTGAAAAAATTAACTGAGAAAATGATTGCTGATCTTCTAATATTCCAAGCGTAACAGCATCAAATCCATCTTCTTTTCCAGCAAGGGAGACAAATTGTCTCAAGAATACCATAGTAAAAGTCCTAGATAATGACAAATTACAGTATTCAATCTCCTCTCTGGTAGCACCTTCGACCTTTAAGCCCCATGAATCCTTTCTTACTAAGTCAGGGTTCTCATCTAGGCTGTAAGGATTATGAAGCCTAGTTTTGTTAGGGAAAAGAGTTTCTATTTCTGTTATTAAGGCTGAGTAGACAGTGCTTATTTTGCTCATCGTGTCAACCAACCTTGAGTGTATTTAACTTCTTCTGGCCCTAGAATCCCATCGTTGTTTGTATCGACTAAATACTTGGAGAGATCCATGCGTTTTTCATACTCTTCTTTAGCTGCTAGTCTTTGATCGTTGTAATCCCTACCGAAAGCATTAAAGATGATCTCGGCAACCTTACAAACTGAAGCTGGAGCAAGAATTGATCTTTCTAGGACCTGCTCAGATCCGACGATAATTCCCTTCTTTTTAAGATCCTGGATAATTAATGAAGCAGCCTTTACGTGTTGTTCTTCCCAATTAGCTTTTCCAGTTTCAAAAGAGGTCAAAAAAGTCTGATCGTTAAATATAGGATACTCAGCAAATAGGTCGTCATCTTCTGAGAAAAGATTCCCTAGCCATTCAATATCAATCCCAACATCTAAATTTGCGCTAAAGGTTATCTTAGTCCAATACTTGTCATAAACAATGATTGACTCTAAACCTTGAACGCTTTGACCATTTGCGTTTGTTGATTCTCTTAACCACTGAACGTCTTTATCTGGAGTAAATTCCACGAAACCAGACATTGAAAGAGCTTCTGTGTAATCGTTTTTATTAACTACAGGCTGCCATCCTTGACTTGCCCAGTAGTCAATTATCATTTCAGATGGAGACTCGTTTAAAGTCTCACCCATTTTGATAAAAAAGTGATTGAGTGGAAAGTCTGAAGCAATATAAAGAGCGTCACTTGTAGTCATTGAAAGCATATAAGTATCTGACTTATACTTATTAAGCTGCTTAGTAATCTCAACAACATTAGAACCATCTCTAAAAAATATTCTCATGTTTCCCTCTAGTTTAAAGCCTCGATAATTACGTTAAGTTCCTGAGCTGTTACGTTAGTGTTGGCACTGTTTGCCAAATAAAGTTCTATGTAATCGTTAGTTGTCATCTCGACTATAGTCTGACACTTTAAGTTTTCAAAACGTCCGTTAGCTGAAATAGTAGCTTGAGCTTCTGAGTCTGTTAAAGTTGCTCCATTTTTTGCGATCCTAACTGAAACGATTTGACCATTGTTTGCTGATACTGAACAAACAGCTCCTATTTTGAATGATCTATTAATACCGCCCGAATATGTTAAGCGGTTATTAGTATGATTAAATTTTTGATTTATTGCGTTTGGAATTGTTGTTCCTGCTACTTTAACAAATGTATTTGCTGCACCAACAACAGTGACAGTTGCATTGTTATTAAAGTGCATTTGAGCAATAGCCGAACTATTTATAATGCCTTTGCAGTTTGAGAAGAAAGCCTTATTTGATGTGTAGTCTAGTCCGCCCGTGTAAGTTGCTCCGCCTGAGAAATTAATAGTGTCTAACACATAAGCTTCGGTAGGTATGCTTGATAGCGGATCAACATAGATAGCAGTCGCTCCACCAAATGCAACGAAGCTAGAATAAATAGCTCTTATTCGTCTAGTCACTGTTAGCGTACTAGGAAAGTTTAAAGTGGTTTGTCCTGCTATTCCTGAAAATAAGCAGTTCACAAAACCAATGGTTCCGATACTCCCGTCAAAAGTCATGTTAGCTGACGATAAAAGAGCGCAGTCACTCATGATAAAGTTTGAATATGATTTAATTGTTCCGACCTTAGCGCAGTTAGTAAAGTTTACACCAAACCAATCAAGTGCAGCCGTAGCGTTTCCTGTTGCATCTAAGTTAACAGCAGTTCCATGTGTAAATGAAAAGTTTCTTAATGGTAAAGAATAGTTTGAGCTTAAAAGTGCTGTATTAGCATCAAGGCCAGTTGATTTTAAAAAGCAATTTTCAGATGATCCGCCAATGATAACAGTATTAACACCACCGACCAAACGATCACCCATTAGGTCAACAGTCCCAACTAAAAAGTAGTTAATGTTATCACCTAAAGTAATGACACCATTTACAGCAGCAGGAAAGTCGATCTTATCTTTCACAAATATGATGCAAGGAAAGCCTGAGTTGTCACTAGCTGCGCTTATCTGTTGTTGCAGTAAATCAACAGCAGCATCTAGTTCTGCATCCGTTGTCATGTCTTGACTGATAAATTTCGGGTTCACCTGTAAAGTCATATAACCTCAAAAATAGGGGAGCCTAAGCTCCCCATGCAATTAAGCTAAATACTGATACTTGAAAAATACGTTGTCGTTTGCATCAAGTGATTGGTTTCCTGGAGAAACTAGAGGTCCTGCAAAAGTAACTCTAGTAACACCGCCAACAACTGAAACTGTAAACTCTTCAGTCTCATGGATAGCAA